ACCTTATTAGAAATGGTGTCGATTTACTAGAGGGTAAAAGGGCTGTATGGTGTAATTCTTTCGAAAACGGAGACTATGAGTATAGAACAGAGGGTGGGTATTACTACCTTATTAGAAACGGGGTTGATTTACTAGAGGGTAAAAAGGCTGTATTGTGTCATTCTGTCCGCAACGGAGACTATGTATATCAAACGGAGGATGGGTGTTTACACCTTATAGAGGATAATGTGGGTAAATTAGTAAATAGTTATATGGGAAAATCTAAAATACAAAAACTTTTTGAGATAGCATCTAAAGTTGCGGAATATAATAATAGTACCTTATTTAGCATAGTTAAAGAAAAAGATTGCTGGGCCGAACAATGCAAGAATAATACTATTGGGTTTATAGTATCAAGACATTACATTGAATTGAGTGAAATAGAAGCCTTATCTTATACCAATCAATTGAATATTTTAAATATATTACAGATATTACCGCAACTTATGATTAATGGTGATAGTAAAATGTATTATAGTAGTAAAATGTATTATAATATGGAATATTATTGTGAATATAATATACAAGAGCCGTGCCTTACTAATCAGTCATTGGAAACAATTAATGCAATTTACACAATTTTTACCAAACATTATTTTTAATTGATATGTACACCGCAGATTTAATGAATTCCATTGCTAAAGCTATAATGCAGGAATGTTCCCAAAATTATAAGTTTTATAATAAACCTATTATGATGTACAAGGATATATACGGATTTTATTATATTATCTTTACAAGTAATAATGGATATGAAGTAATTCTTGAAAGCCGTAGAGTTGCAAGCAACCCAATTTCTGCTTTCATTCAAAAAACAAAATATAGATTTATTAGTTAATGTATGGAGGAGTTATATCATATTGTAAAAAATAGGCACGTTTTTGATGATAAGTGGGGTAAGATTGCTAAAAATTTAAATATTCCCCCTCTTGCACCGCAGGGTATACATTCCTCTATTATGTGTTTTGCTGGTATGAATAGTGGAAAAATAAATGAAGGAATATTTAGGTATATTCTTTTTGGATATGGATACGTTGAAAGATTTGAAGAGTTCTTGAGTATTTTTATAAAGTTTAAAGTTATAGATAAAGACTTTAATTTAATCAACTGGAATAAACACCAAAAATCAATCTTACACAATCATACTTTGTTAGTTGATAAAAACTTGAATGAAGTTGAAAGATTGGTTGAGTATAAGTTGAGTTTGGTTGAGAACGAAGTTGAGTACTTGGTTGATAAAAGAACAAACCCAAAACTATATCAAGCATGGTATTTCCAGAGAGTAAAGAAAGGCTTGTCCTGCAAGGCTTCTTATGATGTTTTAACTCAAAAAGGATATGTTATCGAAACACGTCAAATTGCAACTCAACCAAAAAATCAAACTAATGAAGTTGAGTGTATAATTGAAAAAGTTGAGTTGGTTGACAAAAAAGTTGAGAAAGTTGAGACTCAACAACGTACGCATGTTGAGAATAGAAAAGAAGAGATAAGAATAGATAATTTAAAAAAAATAAACAAAAAAGTTTTTGATACTAGTAAGTTTCATAAACCAAGCATAGAAGAAATTATCGAGTATTGTACTCAAAGACAAAATAACGTAGATCCAGAAGCTTTTTATCACTATTATGAAGGTATTGGGTGGAAAGTTGGAAATAAGGAAATGAAGTCTTGGACTTCAGCAATTATAACATGGGAAAAACGTAGCAAAAACAATCAAGATTATTATTTTTTAAAGCAGTATGATACAGGAAGCCACAAAACAAAGCAAAATCACTATGCAGGATCAAATGCAACGAACGCAATCTCAATCTTTAATTCAAAAGCAGTGCAACAAGCAGACTTTGAACGTTTTAAGCAACGAAACCAAGGAGTCGTTTTGCAAGATAACAACCATAGCAAAAATGACTGAAATAGTCAACCAAATCAAAAAACCTGAGGGAGTTATCGTATATGATCAAATATATAGTTTATGTAATGATTATATGGGCTATATAAAATCTATTTTATCGGATGATGTTAAAAAAAAGATTAAAGAACAAGATTGGTATTATAATAAATTTGACCAAATTAATTTTACTTTTATTGACTTGCATACAGTGTTTGAGTCTGACAAGACTAGTATTTTAAATAACCAACATATTCAAATCGTTAAAGAGACTTTACAAAATAATAAGCATTTTCTTGATTTCTATTTTCAACCGATAGCAGTTGTGGACAATTTTGATTCATTACATACTCAAATAGCAAAGCTATTTTATAACTTAGTATACTATGGTAAAAAAAATGCTAATACTTTTGATGATATTAAGCAAGTATACTCAGAGGAGTTAAAAATATATTGCTTATATGCAGTACAAGATGCGGTAGCTGAGTTATGTGATTATAAAAGCTTAGATAATTACAAGGCAGTTAATTTTCCGTCAATTATAGAATTAAAGAAAGCTATACATTATAAGAACCAATGTGCTTTACAGCTATATGCTAACGTCAACTGGTTATTAGAAAAATAATTTTGCTTTTGAATTTTTGTAAATAATACTTGACATTTTATAATATAAGCTTATATTTATAACAAATTATAATTTTTTATATATGGATATTAACCAAATTACATTAATAGGTAACTTAGGCGAGGATGCTATTGTAAGACATACTCAAGACAACAAAAAAGTACTTAATTTTTCTTTAGCTACTAATGAAAAATGGACAAATAAAAAAACTAATGAAGTAAATTCTCAAACAGAATGGCACAAAATAGTAGTTCTTAATGAGGTTATAATTAGACATTGTGAAAATTTATTAAAAAAAGGTGCTAGAGTTTATGTAGAGGGTTGCGTTAAATACAGGCAGTATACTGATAAAAATGGTTTTGAAAAAACTATTACAGAAGTTATCGTAAAAAATTATGGACATCGTATCGAAGTTTTGTATACAGATCGTACTAATAAAAATAATACCGATATGCAAGATCTCCAAAGTAGTGACTTTATATCGGAAGACGTTCCATTTTAATATTAATTTTTTAAATTATGAAAATGCTTTCAGGCAAAGAAGTTATTGACCAATTGCAAGAGTTTTACGGATTAAAATATAACTCAAGAAAACTTATGTATCAAGTTAACAAAATTAACCAAATTTGTAAAAAACCTGAGTTTAAAGAAACAATTTGTTCAATATTTAACATTGATTATAATATAGAGCAAGATTTTATTCTACACGTAGTACAAAAACACTGTGTAAAAAAAACAAACAATAATAATGAAATTTATAATGCGTCAGAATTCCAGCATTTGTATGATAATGATGTTGTTAAAAAGATTTATACTTTTCTTATTGATAAAAAATTAGCAAATTTATTGTCTTCTTTTAAAATGAATATAGGTAGAGTAAGAAAAAATAACTTTTGATAATATGTTGGCGGTAGGTGTTGATCCTGGTAAGGATACCGGGTTATGTATTTACAATTTACTTACAAAACAAATACAACTACAAACGGTCAATACTTATGGCTTAATCTGCTATTTACAACAAAATGCACAGAATATACAAATACTTGTAATTGAAAACTCAAGTAAGCAAAGTTTTGTTTGGAATAAACAAAATAAAACATCAAATGCTTTAAGTAGACATGCTAGAAACATTGGTTCTGTCGATGGAAGGTCTAATGTGATTTTAGAAACATGCGAGGCATTAAACATTGATTATAAATGTTTATCTCCGATGCAAAAAGGTAAAAAATGGTCACACAAAGAGTTTACAACGTACGTACAATATACGACACAAACCAACCAGCACGAGCGAGATGCTGCAAAATTATTATTTATGCTCCAAATCATGAGCTAATTTACAAGTTTATTTTTATTATTTTTATTTTTTACTATGCAAAACCGTTTATACCGCTTGGAGAAGGTTGATTTCTCTAAGAAACAGGATTTAATCGATATTTTATATGTAGCCTTTGTTCATAAGGATGTTAGCCCTGGCATACAAACTCTTTTACAAGGCGATGTTTCTAAAAGCTATGATTTTAATATTCCTACTTTTGCTAAGCCTGTATTTAATAAAATTGTAGCCTTAGTACAAAATGTTCTAAAAAATAAAATTAATACCATTACAACTAAAGATGACGTTGCAAAGCTTTTAGATAACTCCTTAATAAGCAAGGCACTCTCGCTTTATTTTAAATATAATTCACATAATAACGTTTTCAATAACGGACTATACAAAGTTGTGTTACAACATAATAATGAATGCGTTGGTATGTTTGGTTTATTTATTGATAAAGTAGAAAATGGAAAAATAAAGCACTGCAACCCTAATTCTTTTTTACTAGACTTACAAGATACGCATACAAATAGACTAGCTTCAAGGGGTCTTGGAACTAAGGTAGCAATAGATTATTATAAAATAATGCTTAGCAATAAAAATGAGTTTGCAAATGATGCTACATTCGAAATTCGTTATGTTAAAAATAACAATGTCGTAGAAGGTTTTCAAAAAAAACTTGGATATTTTGACATTGCAAGCAAAAGTGATTTTAACTCTTGTTGTTATAAATTAGATGGTAAGATGGAGGACTATTGTAAGCTTGCAAGTAAAATTGTAGCAAAGTCTCAGGATGTACGATCTAGTCTATAAAAAAATTATTTAAAAAATAATTAAATAGCTCTTGACATATATAAATATATGTTATTATAATTATATAGATTATGAAATTGGTTGTAAAAATACTATGAAAACAATTTTTAATTTTATGTCTATCTCTTTTTAATTTTATGTCTATCTCTGTAAAAGTTAGCTTCACTTCAAAAGAAGCAAAAGAGCTATATAATGGTAAACTCGAATATGCTACTAATGGTAGTTCTGGTTTTGATTTAAGAGCAACCCAGTGGGATACAAATATTACTAATTGTGTTTTATTTTCTCAAGAACGCACTTTGATCAAAACTGGTATCAAAATAAAAATACCATCTGAATACGAAATTCAAATAAGGCCCAGAAGTGGACTTGCTTTAAAGCACGGTCTTACAATTGTTAATGCACCAGGCACAATAGACAGTGATTATTATAAAGAAATAAGTGTAATTTTACTCAATACGGGTAAAGAATGTATTGAGCTAAAGTTAGGTGATAGAATAGCTCAGGCAGTTCTTTGCCCTATTGTAAAAGCTCAATTTAATTATGTTGATGATATTGAAGACATAACGGATAGAGGGGGTTTTGGGTCAACTGGTATTAGTTAAAGAAACTATCTGCGATTAGAGATTTTATACGTAGATAGTTATTGAGCAATAGATTTTCCTCATTAAATAAGTATATAATTACAATTTTTGCACAATTAACCATAAAAAGACTGTTTATGTTGACAATATGAAAAGATTAATAAATTTACTAATAAATGTAAAAAGTTTGTTAGGAAGTAAAATATGTTTAAAAAAATTCATGCAATATGGAAAGAAATTGAACCCTATTCCACTATTTTTTCAATCTGTGGTATGACAATAGGTGGAATTCTTGGGTACTTTAGCTCAATTGTATCAATAATCGGTATGCCATTATCAATATTAATTGGATCTTGTTTTGGTGTTTGGTTAATAAGGCTTATCTCTAATAACAAGCAAAAGGATAAATACGATAATAATGAAATATTAAATAATCAAACATTGATATATAAAACAACTAAATTAGATGTTGTATTTACTCTCCAAGAAAGCTCTATTGCTGGCTACGTATGTGACAGAATGATTATATCTACCGAAAATTTATCTAATATTGCATATCAAACAGGTCGTTTGTATTCTTCAATAAGCCCTGTTGATAAAGGTATAATTGCTATCATTTTTATAGAATTTACAAATCCATTAGAAACTATTGCGATTAATGCTTATGAATTAAATAAAAAAGAAAAAAATAAAGGGTGTATTGAAATTTTATATACAAAATCTTGTATGTTTGGCAGTAAAAGCGTTATTACCGCTTGTTCTATTGCTTTACATGGAATAAACAATAATGACAATTCTTCTTTTAGAATTCAATTTTTACCCTCATCCTAAACCCCCAGCCCCCTCAATAACAACTCTTCAAAAATAGTTTCGCTTTTGATTTTTCTACGATTAAATCTAAATTCAAACTCGTTAATATAGCTTTGAAGGTATTTTTGCGAGATGTGGTGGAATTGACCTTGCACGCCTCTTTTGAGTAGCGACCAAAAGCCCTCAACCATGTTTGTGTGGACTCCTGCTTTTGACACAAACTCTGCAGAGTGTTTTACTGCCTTATGGTTGAAACACCCAGCAAATCTTTTGTAAGATTGGTTAGAGTCTGTGTGGAGCGTTGAACCTTTTAGAATATTTTGCTTTGCAATGTCAAATAAGGTTTCTGCCTTGATATTGTTGACTTGGAATGCTTTTATGTTGCCATTACTTGATATTGCAACCACCGGGCTTGTGTTTGCTTTGCGTCCGTGTCCGCCTTTGTCTTCGTCGTCGTTGTCGGTGTAGACGTAAGTCTCGTCCATTTGCACAACCCCTCCAAACATCTCAAGGCTTTTACTCGCCATAGCCTTACGGATTTTGTGCGAAATAGACCAAGCCGTTTTATAATTTACATCTAAGTGGCGAGACAATTGCAAAGCTGATATACCTTTCTTTGCCTCAATAATTATTGCAATCGCCGTGAACCATTTTATCAAAGACAATTTTGAACTTTCAAAAATAGTTCCCACTAAAACCGAAAACGATTTTTTGCAATTCCAACATTGTAGGCGTGGAGTTTGAGTATTAGTGTTATGCCTGCAAGTTTTATCACTTCCACAATAAACACACTTTACTTCTCCATTCCAACGTTTTTTTTCTAAAAACTCTAAACACTCTTTCTCGCTTCTAAATCTTTTTGCCATTTTTAAAGCGCTCATAGATACATCACTAATATACCTTTATGATAGCGAGTATAAATTAAAAAGTCAAGTCTTTTTATGGATAATTACGCAATTTTTGTTAAATAAGTGAAATTATTAAAATATCTCTTGACATTTAAATTATATAATAGTTTAATATTAATGTTAATTCATGTATAACAGAAGTACTTAATGTTAATATTTCAATTTCTGTTAAATTTTTGATTAACTAATGTGGGACTGTAGACCTTTTGAAGTAAATGCCGTTATTGTTATTGTATTAACTTTACTGTATATAACGGTTACTTATTAATGTGGATCAAAATAGGTCGGCGGTTTTAAACCGCCCAGTCCCCCATTACTTTTTTGTAATATTACTTATATTTACTGCTATGTCTAGTTTAAATACAAAACGTACTATTTCGCTTGTTAATGATTTAACAAATATAACAATTTTAAAACGCTCGATAATGTCGACCATGTTATGGGAGGATAATTTTTATGAAGACGGAATATCAATTTCTACTCGCATACAAGAACTTATTCAAAAATGCTATAATGAAGGTAAGTTTGAGTCTATAATATATATAATAAAACAAGCTAAATTTGATATGAGGCTTAGACACATTCCTCTTTTTTGTATAAGGGAATTAGCAAGACTAAAATTACAATTGCAAGAAAAAAAGCAATTATCTTTATTACTTATAGATTGTATTACGAGAGCGGATGATATTACCGAATTTATGGCTATGTATTTTACGGATAATACTTTTAAAGAAACAAAACAACCAATTGCAGCTTTTATAACTGAAGCTTTACAAAAAGCATTTTTAAAATTTAACGAATACTCTTTGGCGAAGTATTCTGGATATAAGAAAAAAATATCTCTTAAGGATGTATTATGTCTAGTTAGACCTAAACCAATGAATGATGAGCAATCTATATTATGGAAAAAATTACTTTCCAGATCTTTAAAAACACCGGATACTTGGGAAGTTGAGCTTTCTAAAAGCAAAGATCAAAAAGCAAGCTGGGAAAGATTAATTAATGAGAGTAAGTTAGGAGGTCTTGCTTTACTAAGAAATATAAGAAATATAAATGATGCTGGTGTTGATCCTTTATTGACAATAAATGCAATAAAAAATTTGAATACAAAATATTTATTGCCAATCAATTTTATATCATCCGCTTTAATAAATCCACAATTCACAAAGCAACTTGAAGAAAAGTTTGTAGAATGTTTTTCTAAAGATAAAATGTTAAAAGGAAAAACAGTAATCCTTTTAGATGTTAGTGGGTCTATGAATAGTTATATATCTGAAAAATCAAAAATGACAAGAAAGGATATAGCGGCTTCTATAGGTATTATAGCTAACAATGTTTGTGAATATTGTGCTATCTTTGGCTTTTCAGACCAGCTAATACCATTGTCAAACTCTAGTGGCTTTAATCTTATACAAATGCTTAGGCGGTATAACGGTGGAACTAACTTATATCAAGCAATAGCATTTTTTAAAGACGCAGATTTTGATAGAGTTATTGTCATCACAGATGAGCAAGCTACCGATCAAAGACAACCCGATATTATATTAAATCCAAACAAAACATATTATATTATTAATATCGCACCTTATCAAAAAGGTATTCAGTTTCGTACGAATGAATTAAATAATGTAGTTAAAATAAATGGCTGGAGTGACTCGGTTATTGATTATATTTTAGAAATTGAAAATTATGACACAAAGAATAATATTGACTAGAGGAATTCCAGGCAGTGGCAAAACATATTGGGCAGATAACTTTGTTAAAGAACAAGGGCAGTTTAAATATGTAAGCGGAAATGTAGAATTGTGTACTTATTTTGATAACTGGGTAAACATAAGTAGAGATAATTTGCGTTTTGCTTTATTTGGTAAATATACAATTACCCCTAATCAAGAAAACCAAGTAACGCAACAACAAATTAAAATAGCTTTAGAGTCTATTAAAAGGGGGCAATCAATTATTATATCCGATACAAATCTTAACCCAAAAACGCAAAATCGATGGATTGAATTTGCTAAGCAAAATAACTTAGAATTTGAATATAAAGATTTTTTAGATGTACCGTTTCAAGTATGTATAGAAAGAGATAAAAAGCGAGATAAACAAGTAGGTAAGGAGGTAATTTTAGATTTTCATAATAAATATATTGTGCCATTGTTGCCAAAACATTATAATAAAAATCCTAATAAATAAAACGCTTACATAGTGGATATTGACGGTACTGTTGCATTAATGAACGGTAGAAGTAACTAAAAAAAGAATTATTTTCTTAAATATTACAAAAAATGTTTTCTTGTTTTAATGTTTTTGTTTTAAGGTAATTTGACATTAAGGAATATTTATCAAAACTTGCAACTTTTCGCCACTCATTATTGTGATTAGTATATTCACTTATGTATACTCTTATGTTTTTGTTTTTCATTTCACGAACCCAATTATCAAATTTATCAAAATCAAAAGTCATTTTATTGTATTGTGTTGTATTTAAATAAGGCGAATCGCAATATATAACTGAATTTTCTTTAAATTCTACTTCCCAGTAGTTTTTACAAATAAAAGTTATGTTATTTTTTTCTAGCCGTTCTAGGCGTTGTAGTTGTTGTAGGCTTTCTAGTCGTTGTAGGCTTTCTAGTTGTTGTAGTTGTTCTAGGCTTTGTAGTCGTTCTAGTTGTTCTAGTCGTTGTTTCATACCTGCATTAACATAAGTTCTTATAAATAACCTACGTTGTTTTTGTTCTTTAATATCATATATTTTACTAAAATTATACCAGTCATCCTGTTTACCAATCATTTCAAGAAATTTTTTCCCAGCGTCTAAGCTTTTATTTACAACAACAAAATGTAATTGTTTTTTATATTCCTCTATATTCTTGCCAAATAAATAACTTCTACCAGCATTACCAAACGACCAACAAATTCTTATCAATTCTCCATACCAATCTTGTTTCTTTCTTAATTCAGAATATTCTTCCCTCGATATCCATTTGTACAATAAATTAGTTGTTAATGGAGAGTCTTGCATATTTAACACTTTATGTAGTTCTATCAAAGGTTCTTGAATATCATTCATATACACTTGCCAACCTTGATTATAAAAATAATAACCTACCGATCCTCCTCCAGTAAATAAATCATAAATTGTATTGATTTTTTGTTCTGTAAACAAATTATTAACATTCCCAATATCTTCATTGATTGCTTTATATATTTTTTTAACCAAAGCTTGTTTTGAGCCTTGATAGGGTAGACGCATTACTTCAGTTTGCATAAGTTAATTTTTTTAACCAATTTTTGCTTTACATTTGATATTTAATTCTAATAATTTTTCTAATAATTCTAATTGCACAGTTTCGTTTTTTGCAAAAACAATAACATCCCATACTTCTTTTTCTTTAATATTTTGTAAATTATTTTGATTTTTCTCATTATTGTCATTTGTGTAAGTATAATAGTAATACGCAATGCTTTATCTTGTTTGTCTCCGTCTATAAAATCTACTGCGTCAATGTGATATTGTTTACTATGAATAGCATTACATGTTAATATATACATTTCTGGGTGTTCTTTTTGAAGTTCGTTAAGCAACATAAATCCTACCAACGTTACATCTGTACGATCAAGCTTGGGTTTTTTGCATAAAGTTTTGAACATTTCGGACAACAATACTATTGTATATCCTGTTATATTATTATTTTTATCAGTTTGTACATCTAAAATTTGCATAAGTTAATTTTCAGTAATAACATACTGTTATTATTACAAAACCCTAGCCAAAAAATCAAGTTTTTTGAAATTTTATTTTCATTGCAAATAAATATAAATGACAATATGTATAGAATGCGGTAGAATTATATTGAGTAATGAAAATTTATATTGAAAATAAAAAAAAGTTTGTGTAGGAAAAAAGTAATATTTTGATATTTTTTTTGAAATGATGTTTTATGCCAAAAAAGATAAGTGAAAAAACCGTTAGCAAAATTCGAGAGGATTATGTTATGGGTAAGGAAAGCCTTTCTGCTATTTGCAAGAAATATAAAATCTCATTTAATACTTTGCGAAAGTATGCAGAGGATTATAAATGGGATGATAGAGGTTCTGTAGATAAATTAATCGAAGCAAGTAAACTTATTTTTAATGAAAAGATCAAAGCAATAGGTGATGATGATAAAAGAAAGCTTATTAACAAAGTGGAAAAAACTGTCTTGCAAGATATACAAAAGCAACTTGAAGTCAATATTACATTAAAAGAGTTGCAGCAATTAGTATATGAAAATCAAAAGATCGGTATACTAAGCACACGAGCTATGCTTGAAAAGAAAAGAATTAGTAAAAGTGTAAAGATTACAACGACAAATAAGAAAGGTGAGTTTGACGGTGAAAAACATATTGCCGAAACAAGAGAGCTTGATGGACATGAGTTGGCAAGTCTTGCAAAGATAGATATAGAAAGATATAAAACGTTTTGCCAACTTGAGCCTGAAACCCAAGGAATTACTATAAATAACCATAACCAGCAAGCAAATATAGATGTAGATATAGAAAAGCTTAATCAAAAAATTGATGAATACATGAGTATTAAGGTAGCTGATAAATAGATATGTCTATTTTGAATATACTCTCAGATCCGTATAAAGTAGCAAAATATAATCTCTTTGTTTATACCTCTCTTGTTGTAGAACATATAGAACCAAACTGGGTATATGATGACAGGTTTTTTACTACTGTTATCTCTTGGTTGCAATATTTTAACAATACAAACATAGAAAAAACTTTGTTTTTAGAAGCCCCCCCAAGAACTGGTAAAACAGAATTAAGTTCGATAATCAATATTTCTCAAATACTAGGTAGAGAAAAAAATAGAAGATTTCTTATAGTGGCGGGTAATAGAACGCTTAGGAATAAAATAAGAAGGGGTGTTGTAAGAATTATAACATCTTCTTTATATAAAAAAATCTTTCCAGAAGTTGTAACTATAACAAACAACCAAACGGAGCTTATCTTAAATAACGGAAATTACATTTTATTCATGACCACAGGAACGCAAGTGCCGACTGGCGAAGGTTTTCATTATATTGTGCTTGTAGACTTTATAAATGCAACCGTAATAAATAGCGAAGCTAAGTTAGAGAACGCTTACGAACAGTTAGAGGGTATATTATCAAGAACGCAAAGCGACCCAGATACAAAAGTACTTATAGATAATCAAAGGCTTTCAGCTAACGATTTAAGTGTTACATTGAAAAAACGACACGAGGAAGGAGGAGAAAAGTATATATGTTTAACTTTTCCATATCATTTTAATAGTGAAAGTAAATACATTTTACCAAACAATAAAGTTATAAAATTTAACGATACAGAGTTTTTAGTTTCAAGATTTAACGCGGAGCGAAAAAAAAGAATTATTGCAACTGTTGGTCCGGATGTATTTGAAGCCCAATATCAACAAAACCCTCCTTTGACATCTAGTATATTCTTTAAAAGAGAATGGTTGAAATATACGGATGATATTAATATTATTAAATACGACTCAATATGGATTTCTATTGATACAGGTTTTAAAACTGCAGAATATAACGATCCAACAGGCTTTGTAATTTTTGGTATTAGTGGCAAAAATATATACGTTTTAGAAGCAATAGCAAAACGAATGGAGTTTTATGTATTAGAGTCTTTTGTTAAGGACCTGATTAATAAATATAAACAAAAAGTGCATAACGTAGGTATTTTAATTGAAGACAAGGGAAGTGGACAGTCTTTAATTCAAAACTTACGTGTAAACGTTAGAGGAATTATTCCTATTAAGCCAGAAGGGTCAAAAGAGCATAGATTGCATAAAGCAATTACAAGCATAAGAATTACTTTAGAAAGCGGATGTTTTTTCTTACCAACCAACGCTTCTTGGAAAACAATGTATGAAAATGAATTGCTAGGGTTTCCTAATACTGCCCACGATGACTTGGTAGACGCAACTTCACAATTCTTTAATTATATGTCAAATAGACCTAGATCGATTTTGGATGCAATATAGAAAGCAGGGGGGGTGAAGATATAAGTTATTGATAATAATCAACTTAAACCCCCTGCTATACAATTATTTTACTATATTAATTTATAAATAATAGACATCGTAGAGCGTTTCTTACGTTTTTGTGAGATTTCTCATAAATTTTTGAGTAACCCTCGATATTTTATTTGACTTTTTGTGAGATTGTTATATATTTTTGTGATACAAATATTATTGTAATATAACGGTGAAGATTATTACACTAGCTAAAGGGGTTAATTTTGCAGATAAAACTGATACGTTAAGAATAATAACGGAAGTTTTTGGATCTATTGATAAATTTATCGCATATAGAAATAAAGATAAATCCCCAAACAGTTTTTACCAATCTAAGTACTTATTTATTAAAAACCCAAAACTTTCATTTGCTGAAAAAGATTTAATATCTTTAGTATTGCACTTAAAAGATATGTTTAGTATACAAGTAAATTTATAATTATATATGTTGTACCTTGTAATCATTTGTATTGCCATCTTGATGTACTTTTATAAACAATGAATCTTCATTATATCCTTGTTCTTTTAAAAGATTTCGTAATGTCGTAGTTTAAGGTAGCACAGAAAAAGCTTGACATTCAAAAACTTACTACCATAATATAATACAAGTTAGTAAAACGATGTATGAATTTAGTTCAAGTTTTTCAAAAATTCCCCACTCAAGAAAGTTGCATAGCACATCTTGAAATGGTGAAATGGAATAACAAACCAACTTGCCCGTATTGCAACGCTCAACAATCAAGCGTTATGTCCGGTCGCCATCACTGTAACCGGTGTAATACTTCTTTTTCAGTAACGGTAGGCACTATTTTTCACCACACACATTTACCAATCCAAAAATGGTTCTTAGCAATTACATTAGTTTTAAATGCTAAAAAAGGTATAAGTTCACGTCAATTAGCTCGTGATATTGAAGTTACAAAGGATACAGCTTGGAGGGTGCAAATGCAAATCCGTCAAGCTATGATTGAAACACCTAGTCTAATGACCGGAATTGTAGAAATGGATGAAACGTATATCGGAGCAAGAAAACCACGTAAAGAAAGCAAAGACAAAGACGACAATGGCAACTATCCAAAAAATCCTCGTGGACGTGGTACTACAAACAAAACTCCGGTCGTTGGAGCGGTACAAAGAGGCGGAAAAGTGTTTGCAAAAATGCAGTCTGCTTTGAAATTTGCAGACTTAAAAAAGACAGCAAAAGAATTGATTGATTTTGATAATGCAGTTTTGATTACAGATGATTACAGAGGCTATATTCCTTTCAAAAAACTTATCGAACATCACACAGTAAATCATTCTGCTAAAGAGTATGCAAGAGATGTATCACATACTAACACTATTGAGGGTTTTTGGTCGCTTCTAAAAAGAGGTATCGTTGGTCAATATCACTACCTTAGCGACAAACACCTTAATAAATATATCTTGGAATTTTGCTACAAATACAACAACCGTGAAAATGCAAATGTTTTCAATAACCTATTATCTAATGCAGTTTGTCTATGAATGAAAAAATTTTACCAAAAGAATATTTGTCCGGAGTTTTAAAGACCGGAGAAATATCATTAGAATGCTATGTTTTGGATAATGGAATGCGTGCAATTACAAAGAGAGGTATGCAAAAGGCTCTTGGAATACCAGCAAGCAAGTCCGGTACTATTTTAGAGAACTTTCTATTATCTTATAAAAGTTACGATACAAAACCTCAAAATTTTGCAGTTATTGAGTCCGGATTTAAAAATGTTACAAAATTTAGGCGTAAAGGTGCTGGTGGTTCACAACCGGACTCTATGGCATTTGAAGCCACTTTTTTAATGGATGTTTGCCATTTTATTCAAGATTTAAAGCAATATTGCACTATTCCACCGGAGTGGGATTATTTGCATAAAAACGCAACAATCATTGAGAGGGCTTTTTCTAAGCTTGGTATCATTGCATATATTGACGAAGCAACAGGATATATCAAAGAAAAAAAGAAAAACGAGTATGAGCAACTTTTTAATCAATTTTTACTTGAGGAGGCTCAAAAATATGTAGGAATTTTCCCAAAGGAATTTTTTGACATTATTTGGAAAATATGGCTACAAAAATCACCACCAAAGCACAACAAAAGACCTCAATTTTTTGGCAAGATAATAAGAAAATATGTATATGAGCCTTTAGCTATTAAAAAATTAGGATTGAATCCGGACGCAGAAGGTATTTTATTATTAAAACTTGATGAAAAAAATCCGGTTCGCGAATCCGGTAAAAGAAAATTTACATTTCACCAGTTTTTGAATGAAGTTGGCAGAGATGTTTTAACTAAACACCTTGATAAAGTGGTTACAATCGGTGAAATATCAGATAATAAAAGACAATTTGAAAACTTATTTGCAAAAGCTTTCAAAATAGAAAAGCCACAACGGGAATTTGAATTTTTTGAAAATGAATAAATATGATTAATAAATTCACTACCTTAAACTATGACATTACGATTACACAATTGGTTTCATTTTACACCTACAACCAAAAGCCTCACCTGGCAACCCTTTCTTTCCAGTTTTTAAATCAATTATAGGAAGATTGTTAAAACTAAAAATTTGACCGTCAAGTAGTTTATGCTCTGGTCTTGTTCTTGAATCTCTTGAGCTAGACCATACAAACTTTTCAACACCTGCTTCTTGATAGCGGGAGGCGGTGTAAGTAGTTTTTAGTAAATTTGTTTCTTGCTTAGCTAAAAACTTTGCTTTCTTTTCGCTAACGTTGTATTTGTCTACTAAATAATCTTTTAAAGACTCTGCACGCAAACCGTTTAAAATGTTTTCCTCTATATCTTTTCTTAATGTAACAACTTGCTCATCCGAGAATTTTTTAATGTAAAGCTTAAGGTTGTTAGAATAATCTTCTGCAATCTTTTTTTTTCTTTGAGGTGTTAATTCAACTGGAACTCCAAGCACTTTGTCAACTGTATTGCTTTGGTCTAATTTGTTTAATAAATTTGAGTATACAGGTGTAAAATCTAGTTCCTTAAGTTGTTTGTTAATATTAATTTGGTTAATATTTTCTAACATGGATTGTTGTAGGTGAAAGCTTTTAATGCTTGAATTGTAAATTGCATTTTGTATTAAAACTGGCAAATAATTCCTGTTAATAACAAAACCAGATTTTGTTTTGTTAAATTTTGCTCCTAAGTTTATCAGGGTTTTAGATAAGGTTGCATTAAATTGACCTGTAAAATATCCGTTGGTATATATAATTTTACCTGAATTTATAGCATCTACTAAAGCGTTAATTGAATTTGAAAAAATACGTTTTTTTTCGGTAATAAAATGTTTAGCTAAAGGATCTAATAATGTTGTTTGTAAAAAGTCTAAAATGATTTTCTCAATATCTGTTTCAAACACATTAGAAACGTCAGTAGGTCTCAGAACTTCTTCTTCATTTAAATTAAAATTCTGAGTTATCATCTTCGTTTCGATTATCTTTTGATGATAATATTCCTGTACTTGTTTTGGTTGTAAATTTGTCTTCTATTTTATCCTCTGGTATTTCTACGTCAAATAAATTTTGTGCGTTAATCATTTCTACAGCTTGTTTTGCAGTTATAATTTGTCTATCAACTAATGCCATAACTTTATTAAATTTTCGTTCTTGTATTATAGATTCTTGTTCGCTATTTAACATTCTAAGCGAATGATAATTAATTATTAAATCATTTGGTATAAAATTAAATAGTTTTTTGCAAATTAATTGCACCATAGATAGTAGTGCGTTATGGTGGGCTTTCCTAATATTGCTTTCAATCATAGCGTTGTAATTTTCTATAGCGTCTTCACCTGAGGAAAACCCGCTTGCTGATTCTCCAAATAATTTATTGATTGGCATACCAACGTTAGCTGCTAATGTCATTCTTATTTCTTTAAGCATATCAGAAAGTCCTGGAACGGATAAGATTTTTTGTTGATAATCATCATTAACATCCATTGTTATTGCACTTTGAAAATTTTTAATTTGGTTTGCAATTTGTATTCTTTGAGCAACGGCATTACCCCCATCAGGTGATAATAACCTTTCGTTATAACCGTCAATTTTATATACATCAATTTTAGCTTCGTCTAATAATTCAAAAATAACTGCTTGTGATTTTAAATATTGATTAATTGGAACAATTATAGTTTCTAAATCGCTCATTCCCCAACCTCTAAGCATTGGTCTTAGTAAAGATGGAGCTTGTTTGTTTTTAAGTGGTATTACTCTACTTTTGTGTAAAGCGTGTCCATAATAATTGTAAGGAGTATTGGATCCTATCGTATCTGGAGAATAAGGTTTTTCTTCTACATTTGCATTATTTGGCGTATAATATAACTCCCAAAGGTCTGCTGCTTTAAAGTTTAATTCAGAAGTTTCGTTAATATTGTCCATAATAATTGGTTTTTCAGGATCGCCAGCAGTTTCTATTACTATGCCAGCACCGCCAAAAGTTTTTGCCCAAACTACACCTTCCTTAAATATATTTACAGTATTGTATTTTTCTATAAAAGAATTTAATACATCTATATTGTCTAAACTCAATTGTTGAGTAGTTATAATAATACCACCTCTAAAAGCATCTTCCACAGGTTGCTTTATCAACGTTTGTATTATACCGTGGTTTAAAAAAGACCAAGACAATAAATTTCTATCATTTGATATTGGGTAATACCTATTATTTATAAGTAAAGTATCACTTAAAGTTACTTGATTAGAGAAAGCTTGGTTATTAGATAATAACCCTGCTAAGCTTGCTAACTCACCTGCATTATTTAATATTGTTTTATTAATATCTTTTTTCTTTTTTGACATATACAATATATAATATAATACATTTTCGTAAATATTTTGCAAAATGCAAGAAAAAACTTGCATTGTAAAAAAATATTCATATTATGCAAACGAAGGTATAAGTTTAGAGAAATATAAATTTATGCCTAACGAAGAGCAAAATTTAAGATTAAAAGCTAAAACTTATTTAGGCAGGTTTATTGAGCCTGGCTTAGCTAAATACGACGACGAGACTATACTTATAAAAGTCGAAAGTCTTCCTTTAATAGCAGATAGACATCGTGGCGTACCGATGATTATTGAACATCAAAACTTAGATAATAACAATGTAGACAAATTGACAGTTGGTTACGTATCGGAAGTTTTTATAAATAGGAACGGTTTTGTTGATAACAATGGTATAAAGCACGAACCAGATGGCTGGGCGTGGGCAAAATTTATTATTTATGATAATGATGCAGCAGACCTTATTGACAAAATGAATTGGAAACTGTCTAATTCTTATGAAGTAATAAAATCTAATGCTGAAAATGGTACTTATCATAATGTGCCTTATAATAGCGAAGTTTTAGACGTTAAAGGTTTACATATTGCTATTGTAGAAATTCCAAGATACGAAGATGTAAAAATAATTCAGAATTCACTTGACAATAAAAATAAAATAATATTAAATGAGAATTGTGAGGGTAGTATAAGTACTAAAAATATTGATAATAGTCAAGAAATTGATTATTATTATTCTTTTAGTATGAAAGGAGCAATATCTAAACTGCTTGGTAAATCTGAGAAAGTCGCACCTACAACAGAGCAAGTTACATCTGTTAAATCAAATTCAATGCCAGTTCCAAAAAACGCTTACTTTAATAGTGAGGAACTTGGCAAAGTAGCTGTAAAAGATGTTATTAACGCAGTTAGTTCTTATCTTGCTAGTAAAAAGGAAAATGAAAATAAAGAAAAAGAAAACGAAGGCGAAGCAATAGACTTAGATAAAAAATTTAAGATCAACGACGATGTAATGAATGGTCACGAGCTTTTAGAGCATTACAAAAATTGCATGACGAGCAACGAAGCAGAAACAGAAGACGAAGTAAAAGAAAACGCAGATGAAGACTCTGACGAAATTAAAGGAGAGCCTAAAGAAAATGCGGATGAAAATTTGGCTGAAACAACAGAAGAAGATCTTGAAGATAAAAATATTTACGAGCTTATCGAAGACGAAGAAATAGAAGAAGCCGAAGATAAAACAAAAGATTTAGCCGAAAGCGTTTCTAAGCTAAAAGAAATCCAAAAAAAAGAACTATCAAACGTTAAAAACAATTCTGTGAAAAAAATTACTAACGCAGAATCTAATTTTATAAAATCTTATAAACCCTCTAATAACATTAAAGAGTATATAAGTGCATTTGATTTTGGAAAATTAATATAATTATTTTTTTTTATTATGACTTATATATTTAATGAGAACCAGTTTAAGCCTGGTAAAATTAAAGGTACTTTAGTTACTGGTATAAATTTCGCAAGTCTAACTTGTCAAATATACGATTCTAGTACAGAAACTTTTTACGGCGGAACACCTGTAAGAATTATAAATACTACTAAAGGTGATTATGTTATAGAAAAAGCAAAAACCACTAACGCTATTTTGGGTGTTGTAATTTTTGACCGTAAAAAGAACAACTCTGTTGCAGGTGATTTTGTTGATGTTGCTTTATCTGGTAACATTATGTTTATGGAAGCTGGTGCGGCAATAAACGCAGGTGCTTTAGTTGAGGCAGTAGCAACAGGTGATAAAGTTATTACCTCTGCGGGTACTAATACAGTACTTGGTAGAGCTTTAGTAGCGGCAGCTGCAAGCGGAGATATGATCCCAGTTTTAATTGACCCTACTTTAGTGAAATAACCATTTTTTATTTATCGCAATTATATGTTCGAAACTAATATTACTAACAATAACCTTGCTACGGCAAATTTAGCTATGGCTAGTGGTGCGTTTACCAACTACCCTGATTTTAGAATGATGACAACCCTTACTCCAAAAAGTAAAAAAGAGGCAAGCGTTCAAACTAATGTTGAGTTTTTAAGTGCTAAAGCTAAATCAATCTATAACAACTCTATAGATCCTAACACAGCAGGTTTTAAAAGAACTATTGATACCCTTACCTCTATAAGGCAAGGTATTGTAGAGCAAAAATTTTATAGTCTCGCTCCAGGTTTAACCCCAGCTAGTTTTGTTCCTATGGAAGTAAGCCCAGGCAACAATCTTTGGTCTGATACTATTCTGCAATACAAAAGTTTTCAATCTTCTCCAGATTTTGAAGCTGGTATAGTAAAAAGTGGTAGAGGTCAACTTCAACAAGTAAACGTTGGTCTAACTTCATTTACTCAAGAAGTAAGAACATGGAGTAACCAAATGGAATACACAGTTGTTGAATTAAACCAAGCTGCTCAATCTGGTCAATTTAATTTAATAGAAGCACAAGAAATAGCGAGAAAAAAAACTTGGGATCTTGGTATACAACAAACTATGGCTCTTGGTTTGCGTAACGATTCAGCTATACTTGGTTTACTAAACCAACCAACCGCTACTGTAGATAACTCTACTATAACAAAACCTTTTTCAGAAATGACACCTGAGGAGTTTTCTGCGTTCCTTAGTACTTTCTTAAAAACATATCTTGATAATACTGGTCAAACAGAATATCCAAATAGATTGGTTATATCAAGAAATGATATGTCTGGTTTGGCCGCACCTTACTCTCCAATATATCCTACTGGCGGAAGCAAAATTGAATATTTCCGCAAAGCTTTTAGAGAAGCTACTGGTGATAACACTGCTGAAATATTACCGTTAGCATACTGTGACTCTAGCTACAATAACCTTAGTACTAATAGATATGCTTTGTATAGACATGATGTATCAAGTTTGTCTATGAGCATTCCTATTAACTATACTGTACTAACCGCAAACAACACTATGAACGGTTTCCATTTTTACAATGCTGCGTACGGTAGATTTACTGGGGTTGTACTCAAAAGACCTCAAGAAATGTTGTATTTCGACTTTTAATATTAATATAATTATATATGTCAGAAGTACAAATATTTAATGGATCTGTTGTTAGAAAGTTTATAGTATCTACGGGTAGTTTAATGCCTCAATCATTTATTACTATTCCTGTAGAGGAAGCAAATAAATTGGTTGCAAAATACCCAGAGTTATCTCTTGCTGGTACGCTTGGCTTAGATTCCGTTACAAACGTGAATGAAGTAGAAGCTTTAAAAACTGAAGTTGCTGAACTAAAATCTAAAGTGAAAGCTTTGACTTTAGAAAATGGACGTTTAAAGAAGAAGAATACAAACGAAGATATAAAAGAACCTGAAGTAGACTCTGTTGTAGAAAATAGCGTACCTACTCTGTAATTTTTAACCTTAAAATGTTCGACCCTGCAAATATAACAGTGGAGGATTTTAAGGTATATTTTTATAGAGACTTTAGTTATTTGCCTCTTTGGTCTAATGCGTCAACTTATAACGCAGGTAAACTTGTTTACTACGATATAACTCAATTATTTTATACTTGCCTTAATAACGGAGTTACAAGTATACCAACAACTACAAGTGATTGGTCTCTTAATAATCCGCAACAAAATATTTACGATTATGTTTTAGATCAAGATATACAAACCGCTTTAGATGAAACAAAAGCTAGATTTAATGTTGGATTAATACCCGCAACAGACTCAAATGCAACAAATGTACAGACTGCTTTTTTATATTTAGCTGCACATATCTTAGCTTTTAATTTAAGTAAACTAAATGGATTATCTGGATCTATTAGCTATCCTGTTAATTCAAGGGCGGTTGGATCTGTTAGTGAAAGTTATAACGTCCCGACATGGATGTTAAAACCTATGTACTCTTTTTATATTACAACCCCATACGGTCAAAAGTATCTTAGCTTTGTACAGCCTTACCTTGTTAATATTGTTAGTATCTATGGCGGAACTAACCCTTAAAACAAAATTAAGCACGCCAAACCTTAATAAACTACAAAGATTATTAAATGAACAGTATAGTGTAAAGCTTGGTATTCTTGGCGAAAAAGCTAAAGCCGTACATAACGACACTGATTTAACGAATGTCGAAATAGGTACTATTCACGAATTTGGGTCAATGTCAAATAACATACCTAGGAGGTCTTTTTTAAAAAATACCGTTGTTAAAAAAGAAAGTGATATTCAAAAGAAAATAAGGAGTTTACTTAAACGACATTACAATAAACCTGACGGTTTAGAGAAAGTAGCAACGTTAATAGGTATTTATGGGGAGGCTTTAGTACAAGAAGCTTTTGAGACAGGTGGATTTGGTACGTGGCAACCTTTATCACAAAGAACAATTGATGCTAAAAATAGCTCTGCAATTTTAATAGATACTGGACAGCTTCGAGGGTCAATATCAAGTAAAGTTAATAAATTATAATATGTTTCCTGCAAATAGTGGTTCTCTTCCTTGGGTTCAAAACGCATTAAATGGTTGGGAGCAAACAATTAATTTAGACAAAGTAACTCAAATTGTTGACTCTAGCGGTTATGTTACCGAAATATTACAACGTTTTGCTTTCAAAGGTGTAATCCAACCTTTTTCACCACGTGAGTTACAACTCAAACCTGAAGGTGAAAGGGCTTGGGAATGGTTAAAAGTACATACTAAAAATAAACTTTCTGTCAATCCTGGCGAGTACGTTATATATAATGGTATTAAATACCGTGTTATGCAATCTAATAATTATAACGTTTACGGTTATTTTGAATATCAAATTGTAAATACTTATGAATAAATCTCCTATTGTCATTTTACGTGATATTATCAAAACTCAAATGAATCTAAATAATGATAGAATTTGGGTGTATAATCAAAGTAAATCCATTCCTACCGACAAAGAGTTGTTTGTTGTATTAGAATTTTTAAATAGCAAAGTTTACTCAGCAAGAAATAGCTATATACCAACTAATACAGGTATGCAAGAACAACCAACTATGAATACAGTAGAAGAGTATGCAATAAAAATTGCAAGCGTTAACGATGACGCAACTTTTAGAAAAGAAGAGATTATTTTAGCTTTAAATTCTGATTATAGTATACAACAACAACAAATTTATCAATTTCGTATTGCTCAAATTCCTAATACCTTTTTAAATGTTTCAAGTGTTGAAGCAAGTAAAATGTTAAATCGATACGATATACATATTAAAGTTTTTGCTTTTTATAGTAAAAGCAATAACGTATCATATTATAATACATTCGGTGAAGAAATATATTTTGGTTAAATATCGTAATTATCCATAAAAGGGCTTGACTTTTAATTGCACATCATATATAATCTATGTATATTAATGATTTATATATGAGTGCTTTGAAAATGGCTAAGAAGTTTAGAAGTGAGAAAGAGTGTTTGGAGTTTTTGGAAGTAAAAAGATGGGGCAAAGAAATTAAATGTCCTTATTGTCAAAGCTTTAATGTGTCTACTCACAACGAAATAGGGCGGACTTCAAGACATCAATGTTCTACTTGTAAAAAATCATTCTCGGTTTTAGTAGGGACTATTTTTGAAAGCTCAAAGCTATCATTGATTAAATGGTTCACTGCAATTGCAATTATTATTGAGGCTAAAAAAGGTATATCTGCTTTGCAACTTTCAAGACACTTAGATGTAAATTATAAAACGGCTTGGGCTATTTCACATAAAATCCGTTCTGCAATGGCAAGTAAAAAACTTGAAATGTTTGGAGGTGTAGTGCAAATGGATGAGACTTATGTTTATACAGATAACGATGATAATGACAGAAGCGGACACGGACGCAAGGCAAATACAAGCCCAGTAGTAGCAATTGCAAGCGAAGGCAATATTAAGGCTTTTCAAGTAAATGATATTAAAGCAGAGACTTTGTTTGACATTGCAAAAAAGCATATTGTAAAAGGCTCAACGCTTCACACGGATGCAAACCAATCTTATAAAAGATTTAATGGTATTTTTAATCACAAAGCAGTAAAACACTTGGCGGAGTTTGTGTCAAAAGCAGGGGTTCACACAAATATGGTTGAGGGGTTTTGGGGTTTGTTAAAAAGAGGCATTGAGGGTCAATTTCACCACATCTCACAAAAATACCTTCAAAGCTATATTAACGAGTTTGAATTTAGATTTAATCGTAGAAAAATCAAAAGCGAAACTATTTTTGAAGAGTTGTTATTGAGGGGGCTGGGTTTATAAGAGAGTTATATCTTGTTTGCAAGTTTTCTAACTCTTCTACAAATTCTTTTACATCTAAAAAATAACCAGCATATCCTTTTTGTAGTTTTTTAGCGTCTTTTGCGGAAACTAAAACAGCAAGATTACTTGAATTTGTTAATAATATTTCTTTTTCAATTTCTATATATCTTGCATTTGCCGCTTCTAACTCTTTTTTAGTAAATTCCTCTATTACAATTTGTTTGTTTATAGGATTTAAAATTAAAAGACAATATTCCGTTCCTTTTTTAAATTTACTTTCAAACGGATTGGATAAAATCATTATACTTTTTAAAGTTTTAATTGCGTCCAACTCTTTTTCGCTTTCTACAAACAATTTTAATAATGTCTTATCATTATACTCTCTATGCTCTATTAAAGTTTGTTGCTTTTCTATTCTTGCAAAATTTGAACTGATTATTGCAAAAAATTTGCTCCAGCCGTCATTACCAAAGCCAGACTTCAAGGATTGTTTTGTCATTATATCCATAGCTTCAACGGATGTAGCCCATAAATTTTGTAACCTTGTTCTTATTTGTAATTCAATTTTTAATCCTTTATATTTATCATCATCGCTTTCAAAACTATATATTAAATGCAAACTTCTATAACCTCTACCTTGTTTTTCTTTTGGTTCTGCTATTCTATCCGTTTCATTAATTTTAGTAAAAGAAAAATTGGCTTTGGCATTGTCTAATTTATTTTTTAAGCTATAAACATCATTAATAGTTTCAACAACTGCCCTTATTCCACCAATATCTTGAAAAGAAGATAAGCCTATATCGGGAAATCGCCTTGTTTTATCTATTATTGTTGGCATTCTTTTTAATCTTTGCACTATTGTTCTTTTGCCACTAAGTTTTTTAAAATGTATATGTAAATTTGTTCTCATTCTTATTAATGGAAGGAAATGCAAAGCCCTAAAATTATTCACAATATCAAATGCTTCTTGATTTTGTGTATTTTGCAATAATGTTTTAGCTGCGTTATTTAATTCTTTTTTACTATTTCGCATTATACTTTTATAAAAACCATCACTCATCATAAAACTAAAAAATTAAAAATTAATTGTCAATATAAAAAGCCCTTTTATGGATAATTACGAAAACATAACAATTCTTTGGCGGAAGTAACGGGACTCGAACCCGTAATTTTCTGCTGGATAGGCAGACGTTCTAGCTAATTGAACTATACCTCCAAAGTTAGAGTAATATAAAAATTACAAATGTCAATATATTAGATGCTAAAAAACTTTTAACAAAAAATATAATTTTTGTTGACTTTTTATTAAAATAGTCTCAATTCTTTTTTGAGGATATAGGTTATGTTATTTTGGTAAATATGCCTATTGACGTATCTAATATAATCAATGTTTCTTTAACCCAGCTTCCGTCTAGTGTAACCGAACAAAATGTAAATAATGTTGCATTACATACTATAGAATCTCCAATTGGTTGGTCTATTGGTGAAAAATATAGAGTATATGTAAACGCAAGAAGTGTTGCTACAGATTTTGGCACAAATTCTATTACATATAAACAAGCTAACGCTTTATTTTCGCAAAGTCCAAATATTTTAACTGGAAACGGTAGTTTTATTGTAATTCCTTTTAACGGGGTATCTGCAACCTCTGGTCAATTTACTACTGCAAATATTTCTGCTAATTTAGCTGATATTATAGCAACAAATAGCGGCGATATAAAGATTACTTTAAATGGTACTGTTTTTAACTTAACTAATCTTGATTTTACTGCGTGTACAACTTTTAATGATGTTGCCTCTGTAATCCAAGCTAGACTAACAAATGCAATAGTTACTGCAAACGGCGTAACTGGTTTTGTTATTAAATCTAAAAAAGTTGGCGCTAGTTCAACAGTTGCTATGGCAGCAGTCAGTGGAGGCACTGGTACAGATTTATCTGTTTCTGGTTATTTTAATGCTGTTAGCGGTGCAAAAGTTGACGGTGTAAATGCAAGCGGTGAAACATTAATTGACAGTATTGAAGCTACCGAAACTTTAATTCAATACACTGGGGCTTTAACTAATCTTGACATGGAAAGCACTGCTATAGAATCTGTTGCAAGCGCTATACAATCCAGAAATATGATTTTCTTATATTCTATAACGGATACTAATGATATTGCAGGAATTGCTACAACAATAAAAGAAGCTAGTTTATTTAAAACTAGAATTTTATTTTATTCATCTGACGTTGCTTCAGGACGTTTATTTGTTGCGGCTTATGTTGGTAGAGGTTTTAGTGTTGATTTGAGTGGGTCAAATACTTCTATTACAATGAATTTAAAAACATTAACTACTATATCACCAGACCCTATATTTAACACAACGTTAAGTCAAACATTATATACTCAATTACAAGCTGCTGGCGTTGATTTTTATTCACAATACGGAGCTTATTCTTGTACTTTTTCAACTGGAGCTAATAATTATTTTGATAATGTTTACGCACAGATTGCAATTAAATTTGCTTTAGAAGCGGCGGGTTTTAATTATTTAGCTACTACTACCACTAAAATACCTCAAACAGAAGAGGGAATGGATGGATTAAAAGGAGCTTATAGAAATGTTTTAGAAAGATTTAAAACTACTGGTTATATTGCTGCTGGTTTATCATGGAACTCTAGCGAAACATTTGGCAACCCTGTAATATTAAAACAGAATGTTACGGACATTGGTTATTATGTATATAGTCAACCAATTGCTTCGCAATCTCAAATTGACCGTACAAATAGAATTGCTCCAGTTGTACAAATGGCTATTAAATTTGGCGGTGCAATACAAAAATCAGATGTTATTGGTATTATTGAAGCATAATTATGGGAGTTATTACACTTACATCAAAAGACACTATAAAAATAAGAGGTAGGGTTATGGAAATGTCTGGTGACGGCGATGTTGCTGTTCTTACGTTTCCAAACGAATTAAATACTGTCAAAGTTGGTAAAAATGGCAACGCAATTGTTTCTTTTAACGAACAGGGAAGAATATGTCAATTAGACTTTATGCTTTTAAAAAACACTGCAGACGATAGATATTTAAACTCAGAATGGCTTTCTTATATGAGAGACCCAATTAGATTTGTTGCTTTTCCTGCTGAAATAGTAAGATCTAGTGGTGATGGTCAAGGAAACGTAATACAAGAAATTTATTTAATGTCTTTTGGCGTACCAAGACAAAATATTGATGCTAAAAGTAACGTAGAAGGTGATACTGAGCAAGCAAAAGCAATTTATAAATTTACGTTTGTAAGCGCTCCAAGAATTATTTCATAATAATATTATGCAAAGCCAAATCGAAACTTTTGTTACTAAAATTGATATAAAATATCTTAACAATGCTGAAATAGAAATTCACGAAGCAGATTTTGAAACCCAAGACGCTTTACACCAAGCTATTTTTGAAGCTTTAAAAAGTTGTTCAAGTGTTGGCGAGATAGTAGCAACAATTGCAAGTGATAAAAAAGTAAATGATTTATTATGGAAGTGTTTAGCAAGATGTACTTACAATAAGGTCAAAATTACTAAAGATATTTTTGATAATAAGGAATATAGAGTTAATTATTATCCAATTAAAATAGCATGTTTAAGAGAAAATATTCTTCCTTTTTTGCCAGCCCTTATTTTGATGTTAAGCAATATTCAATCGGAGAAGGAACAGTCAAACCAAGAGTTGAAATAAGGGCAACTAATAAGGATTTAATTGTATTGACGGTTAGTAAAAATTACTCGCTTTCCCCTTTAACAATACTAGCTCAGCCTGCATCTTGGGTGTTTAAAATGTATCAATATGTTGTTTTTGAAAGCGATTATCAAAAAGCTATTTATTCTTTAAATAAACAATGAACGTGTTAGATGAGTTATTTGTAACATTAGGAGTTAAAACAGATTCTAAAGGGTTAAACGATGCAATAAAAGGATTTCAAATTTTAAGAAATAATATTGCTTTGATTGGTGGCGTTTCGGTAGCTGCATTATTCGGTGTAAAAAAATTTGTTGACGGAACTGTTAATAGCGTTGCAGCACTAAATAATCTTAACCAACAAACGGGCTTATCAATAGATAAATTACAAAAATGGAGTCAAGTTGCCCAATTATCAAATTTGAGTATTTCTGCCGAGCAAGCAACAAATTCAATAGCAACTTTGCAAAAAAATCTTGCTGCAATTCACATGGGTCAAGGCAATATAGCTCCATTTCAATTATTAGGTTTGGATGTTAATACGGATGCTTTTGGTATTTTAGAACAACTAAGGGGTAAAATAGGAAAATTAAACAACGCTACTGCTACTAATTTAATTTCTCAATTAGGCTTAAATCCTGAATTTCTAAGCGTTTTAAAACTTTCTCGTGCTGAATTTGATAAACTTGGCGCAAATAGATTTCTTAACGGAAAGCAAAGACAAGATATTATTGCTTTAGGTACTACATTAAAACAAATTACTTTAGAATTTAAAATTTTAAAAGACCAAGCGGTCGCAAAATTAGCTCCTGAGCTTACAAAATTAACACAAGGGTTTTTTAAATGGATGACTCAAAATGGTAATAAAATTATTGATGTTATAACTGGAATTGTAAGGGGAATGAGTGTTTTTTCATCTACTATAGGTAATGTTATTAGTATGTTATCTGTCTTTGTAGAAAAAATTACAGGAGTTGAAAATGGGTTAAAAGTTTTAGCAACTATTGCTATTGGTTTAGGTTTAGCATTTTCTCCGATTTTAACTACATTAGGTTTAATTGTAGGTTTGTTAGACGATATAGCAGTTTGGAAAAAAGGCGGTCAAAGTTTATTAGGTAACATTTTTGGTGATTATAATTCATCAAAAGTTGGTAAATTTTTTCAATCTACGGCAAAAGAAGGTAAAAAACAAACTTTTGATGGTAATATACATATGGATGAAAATTTACCTGGTACTAAATTAGTAAGAAAAATACAACATTTATTTCAAGGTGATAAAGATGTACAAAAACAAGCTACAGATCCATTTATTAATAGATATATAACCTCTACTATACCAGGACAAAATACAAAAAATAATAATGTAAGTAATAATATTACAATGAATATTCAAGGTACGGGTAGTCCAGAAGACACCGCACATTTTGTTGTACAAGAATTAGAGCGTACGCAATTAAAATATGCAAACTATGCAAAATAATACTAATACTTCGGCAACTGATTCAACATTAACCAATTTATCCGCTCAATTTAATAAAGGTAAAAATTTTGTAAGTCAATATTTAGTAATTCCCAAAAACAACGAGGGTATTAGTGGGTTAAAATTTGATGTAGAGTTAACCCACGAAATAAATATTCAATGTGATGTAACCGATCACTATATTGAAGACAATACTACCTTACAAGACCATGTTGCAATTAAACCTACTCAAATTACATTAACAGGATATGTTGGTGAGTTAGTTTATACAGGACCAAGTTTATTTACCGAAGCCTTAGTGCAGGCAAACGAAAGACTGGGTTTACTCAGTGCGTATTTACCCAACTTTTCTAAAGGTATGGCTCAAAAAATTAATGCACTTGCATTACAAATTAGAAATACATTAGCAGTTGTGCAAGCAGCAGCAAACGTAGGTGTAAATTTAATTAGTTTATTTCGTAAAAAAAGTGCTACGCCAAATAATCAAACTTTGTATACAAACATTATAAGAAGTTTTATTGCAAACAAAACTTTAGTAACGGTAGCAACCCCTCACGGAGGTTTATATTATAATATGATTATTACAAACGCAAATTTAATATCAAATGAAGACAGCTTAGGGTATATGCAGGCTAGTATTACACTAAAACAAATTAGGGTTGCAAGAACTATTTACACTAACTTAGACCCCTCTAAATACCAAGGTCGTGCGTCTAACCAAATTAGCCAAACATCTAATAACGGTCAAGCAAACGGAACTCAAGTAACAGATAGAAGTGCATTGTTTGCAGTATTCGGATGAAACAAATTACAGAACTTACTAACCAACCAAATCAAAAATATACTATTGTTTTAGACAATAACGAAACTGTTGATTTGGTATTAACGTATAGCGATAATCAACAATGTTGGTTTTGTGATATTAATTATAAACAAGATACATTTATTTGTAACGGAATACGTGTAGTATCGTCGCCTAATATTTTACACCAATGGAAAAATGTTATTCCCTTTGGTATTGCTATTATTACAAATGATAAAACTGACCCTTATTTTATTAATGATTTTAGTACAAATAGAGTAGGTTTATTTATTTTAAATGCGGATGATGTTGATTTTGTTAGTAGTAATTATATTAATATTTTAACATGATTAGGTTTAATAGACAATATAAATTATTTGTACAGACCGCCAACTCTCAAGTTGTTGGTAATAATATTGTTGTACCACAAAACGGATATTTATTAATTCAAAACCCTTTTACAATTGAATTTGATATTACAAGAGATACGAGTGCGACTGTAAACCAAGCTATTATAAAAGTATACAATTTAAACCCGACAAATAGAAACCTTATTTTTAAAGATAGATATTCTATGGTCGATAACGGTTCTGGAACTGGTTATAAAGAAATTATTTTAGAAGTTGGTTATAATAATCAATATTCCACAGTATTTAGAGGGCAAATACAACAAGCTTATTCTTATAGAAATGGCGTTGATATGATTACTTATATACAAGCTTTTGATGGCGGTTATGCAACTTCAAACGCTAATATTACACAATCTTTTGCCGCTGGTACGTTAAAAGATCAAATTTTTGATAGTTTATCTCAATTGTTGCCGAATATATCAAAAAATAAATACACTCCGTCTACGGATACAATACAAAGAGGAGTTACATATAATGGTAATATATGGAATTTTTTACAAAGAGATTATCAAAACGAAGTATTTATTGATAATGGTACGTTATATAAATTAAAAATCAACGAAGGTACGAAAGCGTTAATACAAGTTATAAGTGCTGAAACTGGATTGCTTGCAACTCCTTTACGTCAAAATACAAATTTAACTGCAGAGACTATATTAGAACCACGAGTTCAAGTGGGAAATATTGTAGAATTAAATTCTACAACTAACCCGTCTTTTAACGGTCAATATAAAGTTATTGGTATAAAGCATAGTGGTATTATCTCGGAAAGCGTTGGAGGTGATTGTAAAACAACCTTACAACTTTTTATAGGCTCTTATTTATTTGGTAATTTAATAACAATTGAGTAATATGACAATACAACCCGTAAAACCTAATCTTAATATTGTATTAGATTCTTTGAAAGACAATATTTTTTATTCTTTAAATTGCCATAGGGTTGGTATTATCCAAGCATTTGATAGCGTTAAACAAACCGCAACAATTACATTAGTTGATAAAATGGTATTATCAGCTTTTAATCAAAATGACAATTACAAAGATTTTGCACCATTGGTTGACTGTCCTGTTATTATTTATGGAAATAAAGAAGCTTGGATTGATACACCTATTGCAGTTGGTGACGAATGTCTGGTATTATTTAATGATAGAGATATAGACAATTGGTATAAAACTGGTACAACCGCCGCACCTCTTACAAATAGAACGCATGACTTTTCTGACGCTATAGCAATAGTAGGATTACACAGTAGTGTAAAAGCTATTAATGGATTTGATAACTCGGCTTTTGGTTTAAGATATAAAAATGCAAAAATTATTATTAAATCAAACGGAAAAGTATCTATTGTAAACCAAAATGGCAGTTTGTTTAACGTTTTAAACAATACATTGACTGCATTAATATCATCTTCGGTTTTAGATGGTGCAACAAAAGCTACTTTACAAACTGCAAAACAAGAATTGTTATTAATTTTAGAATGAAAATAAGAAATATAGATAGCAATGGCGACTGGATTTTTGGTTTAGGTATAAATTCTTATAAATCAAATAATGATGCAATTGAATTAAATTTAAAAACAAGGTTACTTGAATGGAAAAACGATTGTTTTTTTAATATCGATGCTGGTATTGATTGGCCGAATTTATCTAAATCGCAAAGTATTTTGGAAGTTAATATAAAAACAATTATTGCAGAAACCGATGGTGTTGTTTCTATAGACAGTTTTACAACATCTGTTACCGATAGAACATTAATTGTCAATTTTACCGTTACAACTATTTACTCTTCTCAAAGCAATATTATTCTTGATTTATACCCAAATGTCTAATTCACTAAATGAAAATGGTTTAACTATTAATACCCTATCAGAAACTGTAACGTCTTTAACAACACTTTGGCAAAATATTTTTGGTTCGGATATAATTTTGACTAGCAACACTGCAGACGGTCAATTAATTAATAATTTAGCTCAGCAAATTAGAGATTTAAGCGAATTAATTCTTGCGGTTTATAATAGTTTTGATCCAGACAATGCGTTTGGTTCTGTTTTAGACCAAAGGGTAGCTATTAACGGTATACAAAGACAAGGGGGTACTTTTACCCAGCAACAAATAGATATTACAGTTGATAGGAGTATTACATTAGAGGGTCTCGATAGTAACTATAATGATGTAAACGGCGTAGGATATACAGTCGCAGATAATAGCGGTAATCAATTTATTTTAGCAGAAACAACAAGCTTAACAACGGGGACTCATACTTTGTTATTTAGATCTCAAACACTTGGTCCTGTACAAACGTTGCCAAATACAATTACAAATCCAGTTACTGTAATAGTTGGCGTAACTAATATTAATAATACTACAAGTCAATTAGAGCTTGGTGTAGCAGAGGAAACAGACGTAGCTTTAAGATTACGTAGGCAAAAATCAACCGCAAATAATTCTAGTACATATTTAAACGGTTTACAAGGTACGCTTGCTAATTTAGATGGAGTTACAGATGTAATAGTATACGAAAATGATACTAGCGTGACTGACTCTAATAATATACCAGATCATTCAATATGGGCTATTGTTGAGGGTGGTAGCAACGTTGATATTGCAAATACTATTGCTAAGAAAAAAGCCCCTGGTTGTGGTACTTACGGAAGCGATTATTATAATGTTGTCTTGCCAAACAATACAATAAAACCTTTTTATTTTAGTAGACCAACAGCAGCAAATTTATATATAAAATTTGATATTCAATCGTTACGTAGTGGTCAAGTATTTAATTTATCCGATATTAAAAGTTATATAGTTAATAACAAAACATATACAATAGGTGAAAGTGCTGAAACTGCTAATTTAACAGAAATTGCTTTAAATGCAATTAATGCAACAAGTCTTTATGGTGTACCTTTAAATTTACAAATTTCAAGCAATAATTCTACTTGGGTCAGTTTTCTAAATACAAGTACCTTAGATAAAAAATGGGTAACAAGTTCAGCAAATATTTCAATTACTGTGTTGTAATATGAGCGATAAATATTCTGATTTGTTAATCTTGCAATATAAAAATAAACCTAAAGCAGTTGCTTTAATTGATGGTTTGTATGATATTTTATATGCAAACGGTTTAATCTTAGATGTACAAGATGGTTTTAATATTGACACCGCAGTAGGTAAACAATTAGATATTCTAGGAAAATACATTGGTGTTGATAGAAGTTACTATGGTTTAACAGAACCAGAAGGAGTATTTTTTGCTTTTGCAAATCAATTATTAGACGATACTTTTAATTATAAAGGCTTTCAAAATAGTTTAGTAAATGGTAAATTTGTTGATTTAGTAGATTTTGGTTCAATAAATTTTTTACTAAATGATGACCAATACAGATTTATTTTAAAATTAAAGATTATACAAAACACTTCTAATCATAGTGAGTGGGATATTCAAAATGCTATGAATTATTTTTTTAATAATGATGTAATAATGACGAGTGGTAGTGAAATGGAAATGACTTATTTTATTAAGAACATAAATACTTCGTTAGCGATTATAGCTTATAAAAAAAATGTTTTACCAAAACCAATGGGTGTAAAAATTAACAGTGTTATTGTAAATAATAGTAGTTTTTTTGCTTTTAGTAATTCTTTAACGGATGACAGCGAACTATTTAAAGGTTTTCAAAATACTTTAGTGGACGGATCTTTTTTAGATACTAAGAATATTTTAATTAATAACAATTGACATTTTAATTTTTTATTTTATTCAACCTATGGTGAAGATTGAGTTTAATTATTAGTTAATTATGGCTAAATTAACACCAAAATCGGTATTGTTATTTGCCGGATCAGATCCAAATTTACAAATATTAAAGTTAGGTTCAACAGTTGGAGGCAGTCCAACTCAAAGCACCGATCCAGATGTGTTAATGGCTAATGCTGCAAAAGGGTGGGGAGGAGCTACATACGATGTAAATTCTGGACAATATAAATTACCCATTGGAAGTGAAATGAATGGTTTGGATTACTCAATATCATATTATTTAAAGCAACTTCAACAAAGTGGTATTGCTGAATGGACATCTACACAAGATTATCATGTAAGTAATATTACAAAAGACCCAAGCTCAACTAAAATATATACTTCTTTATCAAATAATAATACAAATAATGTTTTAACTGACACAAATAACTGGAAATTTCTTGCAGATTTACAAGCTTTAAGTAGTTTATATAGTTTGGAAAATCGGAATGCTATTATTAACGGTGATTTTAGAATATCTCAATATGGTCCTTCTATAACAAATCCAACAAATGGGCAGTATGTTTTAGATAGGTGGAGGACAATTTATGGAGGGTCTGGAATGCAATGTGTTGTTTCTAAACAATTTTTTACTCCTGATGAGATTAGAGGACCTGGCTTGTATTCACCAAACTATGCTCGTATAGTAATTAGTAATTTTGGAACTAGTTCATACGGATTAAATTTTACACAACCTATTGAGGATGTACGTACTTTCGCAGGTCAAACAATTACCGTAGCTTTTGGGTTGCGAAGTAGCGTAAATAATAAATCATTTGATATCGGTTTAGTGCAAAATTTTGGAGTTGGCGGCTCTACTGCCGTGACGATTCCGTCTCAAACTGTTACCGCAACAAATACAAATTTTAATAGATATGTTTTAACTTTTACTATTCCTGCAATTTCTACATCTGCAACAATAGGTAATAATAGCTTTTTAGACTTTGTAGTACAAATACCAACAGCTGGTGGAACTGGTACTTTTGATTTTGATCATATTGGAAATACATTATTTACATATTCTACTACTTATAATATAAGACCGCTATCTATCGAATATTTATTATGTAAAAGATATTATAGAAGCAGTTATATTAACGCTCCTGCAGGGACTATACAAACAGGAATACCGACTTCTACATTAAATGCTTATCAATTAAGAGATAGCTTAGTTAGATTTGATACTTCTATGAGAATAGCCCCTGCTATTAGTATATATTCTCCCGTAACTGGAGCTAGTGGGGTTGTATCGGTTATATCGGGGAGTGCAGCTGATAAGGCAGTTAGTGCGACTAGTATTACACAAGATTATTTTAATATTTATTCAACTCAATTAACTGGTAGTGGAAATTCGTATTTAGATCTTGCGGCACAATATCATTACACTGCAAATGCAGAATTATAATTATAAATATTATGTTACAAATTAAACAAATTAAATGTATTGGTGGTCAAACAAAAGAGGAGGCAACGTCTTTTGCTGTAGTTTTGCTAGATAATACTATTATCAATATAGTAAATGTTCCAGGTGCAAAATACCTTGACGAAATATTAAACTGGGGGGGGGAGTTTGAGGCGGAGTTCTTTATAGACGATATAAAACAACAAAAATTAATAGAAAATGCTCAATTGTTATCAAAATACAAAAATAATAATATTGTGATAATGAAGGACGGCATAACCTATTACCATCCAGATTGGTCAGCTCAATATTTTCAAATTACATCAAATAGTATTCAAAATATTTTTAGTAAAGAACAAATAACAGAATATGCTTATACGGTAGATCATTATATTGACAACGTATTGTCGTTTTCAACAGTAAACGTTACCGAAACAGATGCATATAAAATGGGTAAATTTGCTACTTTCTATATTAATTCTATTGTAGAATGTGCAAAAAATAATAATGGGGTTATTGAAGCTTGTACGACAATTAAAAAATTAAGCAAAATTGATTTGCTAGCAAGCTATAGTTCCATAAGTAATATTTGTAATTTAGATATTTAATATATGTCAATTGGTGTTATAAACTTTAGTGCTGCAGATCAATCTTATGATTTTGATTTGAGGGGTGCGGTAATAGGGTCTAGTGTGGAATTAGCTATATCGGGTGATTTTAACGGGGGACAAATAGCAATTTATCGTATTATAACAATATCTAATACAGAATATGCAATACCACAGTGTATATCATGGACAAACCAATCTACAGGACTATATATCACTGATTCAATATCTGGGTTGGCATTGGTAGATTTAGCTGCTGAGGAAAAAATTCGTTTTACTCTTATAGGTGGAACAACACCTAATATAAAATTGTTTATTTTGGGTATAGGAAAAGGTTTTACTGTTGATGCTTCTTAATATGGCGGCAGGTTCTATGGCTTCTGTAATTTATAAAATAACAATAGCTAATACAAACGCTACTGTAATAGATCCAAATCCTACACCTACTCAAGATATGAGATTATTAGAAGATGGTAGTATACGTTTATTAGAAGACGGCGGATCTCGTTTATTAGAAAATAATACTTAATATAATATATATATGGCTGGGGATAAAAAAATATCACAATTAAATAATGGCAACCAATTACAAAACACTGACAACATTGAAGTCCAAAGGGGTCTAACAAACGTTAGAATTTCTGGAGCTAATATTGTTAAAACACAAGATGTAGTTGATAATCTAATATCAACTTCTACTACAACTCCTTTATCTGCAAAGCAAGGTAAGGTATTAAAAGATACGGTAGATCTAAAAGCAGAAAACTCAATTACTATTTCGGCGGGGACTGGTTTATCTGGTGGCGGAGATTTGAGTACAAATAGAACTTTAAACTTAGCTAATACAAGCGTTACTGTTGGTAGTTATGGCACAGCGGCTAAAACAACATCGTTTACCGTAAATGCACAAGGGCAGATCACTGCTGCAAGTGAGCAGAATATTGAAATAGATGCGGTAAAAATAGCAGATGGGTCTGTTAGTAATGCAGAATTTCAAACACTAAGTGATATAAACACAACAAAAACTATACAAACTCAATTAAACGAAAAAGAACCAACTTTGACAAAAGGTAACTTATCTGAAGCAATGTCATCTGTTCTAACAATAACAGGCGGATCAAATTCAGTTATGGGTAGTGGTACGTCAATCCAAGTTAAACAAGCAAATACTTCTCAGGATGGTTATTTAAGTTCTACAGATTGGAATACGTTTGATAATAAACAATCTGCTCTTGGGTATACACCGGAAGACCAGGCAAATAAAAATCAAGTAAATGGTTATTGTGGACTTGATGGATCTGGCAAGGTAGCATCATCTCAATTACCATCGTATGTTGACGATGTTTTGGAATTTGAAAATTTAGCTTCGTTTCCAGCTATTGGCGAAACTGGTAAAATTTATATTGCTTTAGATACAAATTTAACATATAGATGGTCTGGTAGTGTATATATTAATATTGCGAAAGGTGATGTTCAAAGTGTAAATACCAAGACTGGAGTTATAACATTAACCCAAGATGATATAGGCGATGGGTCTACTTATAAACAATATTCTCAAACCGAAAAAACAAAACTTGCAGGAATTGCATCAGGTGCAGAGGTAAATGTACAAGCGGATTGGAATCAAACAGACAACACGCAAGATGATTTTATTAAAAATAAACCTACTATTCCAACAACAGCAACGCAAATTTCTAATACACCTGCTGGCAATATTTCTGCAACAAATGTACAAGATGCTATAAATGAACTTGATAATGAAAAACAAGCGAATCTTGGTTATACACCTGAAAATGCAGCTAATAAAGAAAATACAACGCTTGACGCTTCTGCTATAAAATACCCAACAAATAATCTTGTTAATAATACAATCAATGCGTTAGATGCAAGAACTATATATGTTGACAAAAACGGACTTGATATAAATGTCGGTAGTTTGCTTAAGCCAAAACTTACTGTGCAATCTGCACACGATGCGTTACCAAGTGATACAAGCTTTAAAAACATATTTATAAATCAAGGTAGTTGGAATGAAGTAGTGACTATTAGCAAAAGCAAAGTAATGTTAAAATCAAAATATGGAGTTAATAATAGAAATTTTACATCCTTAGCAAATGTAATAACTGTAAACGGCGATGAGTGTAGCTTTAAAGAATTTACTTTAACTAGTGCAAATGGGCAGATATTAGCAAATGGTTCTAATACTGAATTTGATAATATTGGATTTAGCACAAACAGCTATGCAAATCCAATTGTAGTTGGAGCGGATAAAACAAAAGGTTATGTTAGATTTTTTAATATTGACGGTTCTAATAAAACAATATCCTTACCAAATCTTACAGGCTTTAACCCATTAACCGATGCACCGAGAGCTTGTTATATTGATAGTTGTAAGAATGTATCATTTTCAGTGGGTACTGGGTGGATTGTATTTAAGTATAACTCGGCTGGTGTTGTTGTTACTGTGTCATCGCCAGACGTTTATTTACTAGATTTTGATATTAAAGTTGCAACTGGGTATTCTTTAGTAAGGCAATTATCAGTCTTTGGCGTGCCATCATATATACCACTTGGTACTTTGATAATAGATGACCAAGCGGGGGGAGATTTAAAAACCTACAAATGTACAACAGCTTATACAGTGGTAGGTGCAGTAGGGGTTGGCACTAATATGGACAAAACAAAATATACTACTTTTTCAACCGCAGTAAGTGATGGTGATAAAGGTGATATTACAGTCTCGGGGAGCGGTGCAACATGGACTATTGATAACGGAGTTGTAAATAATGCAAAAGTAGCAAGTGGAATAGATGCGGTAAAAATAGCAGATGGGTCTGTTAGTAATGCAGAATTTCAAACACTAAGTGATATAAGTACTGCACAAACTATACAAACTCAATTAAATAATAAACAAGCAAGCCTTGGTTATACTGCCGAAAACCAAGCAAATAAAGATGCGACTGGTGGTTATGTAGGCCTTACTTTATTCAAGATTAACTTTCAAAACGCTTTAAATACTTTTACAAGTTATTTTACAAATACAAACACCGCATCACGAACTTACACTTTTCAAGATAGGAATGGCACTATTGCGGATGATATAGATTTGGCTTTAAAAGCAGATAAAGTTTCTATTACAGGTGCAACAAAAACAAAAATTACATATAATAGTCAAGGTATTGTTACATCTGGAGGAGATGCAACAACTGACGATATTGCAGATTCAACAGATAAACGATATGTAACTGACGCACAACAAACAGTATTAAGCAATACAAGTGGTACTAATACAGGCGATGAAACGCAAACAACAATAAAAGATAAACTTGGTGCAGCTTCAACTTCTCAAGACGGTTATTTAAGCTCTACGGATTGGGATACGTTTAATAATAAAGAGAACGCAATAACAAATTTACCTATTTCAAAAGGTGGTGTAGGTATAAACGATTTAACTAGTCAAGAAAATAAATATCTTAAAGTAAATAACGATGCTACTGGCTATGAATTTGTTAGTGGGGGTGGAAGCGGAGCAACTGTATTTACCGAGCTTTCTGACGTTCCAAGTTCTTATAGTGGACAAGGTAGTAAAATAGTTGCGGTCAAAAGTGATGCGAGCGGACTTGAATTTATAAATAATACAAGTGGAAGCTCTACTCTCTCGGCTTTAACAGATGTTACAATTGCAAGTGTTGCGGATGACAATGTACTTATGTATAGTAGCTCTGTAAGTAAATGGGTAAATAATACAATTGCAACTTTAAAATCTGCTTTAGGTTTAAGTAAAAGTGATGTTGGTTTAGGCAATGTTGATAATACGAGTGATACAAATAAACCAATATCTACCGCTACACAAAATGCTTTAGATTTAAAAGCTAATCTTGTAAGTACACCAACGGCTAACAATATATTACTAACTAATGGTAGCGGTCAACCTATTGACAGTGGTAAAAACTTTAATGATAGCGGTACAACTGTAAATGAAATATTATCTGCTTTAGCAATTAATAATAGAATTTCTGAAGCCCAACTTAGTCAGGCTTTAACTTATGTATCTTGTGTCTCTACGTCAAATTTTTCTGCAACTTATAACAATGGATCAAGTGGTGTTGGCGCTACTTTAACCGCAACTTCAACGGGTGCATTAATTTTTGATAGTTATTCACCAAGTTTAGGTGAGGATGTTGCTTTGTATGGTTTAGCAAACCCTAACCACCAAGGAATTTATACTGTTACAACGTTAGGAACTCCAAGTGTTGCTGGGGTATTAACAAGGCGTACAGATTTTGACCAACCAGCGGAAATGACCGCAGGACGTTTATTTGTTGCGTTATACGGAACTGCAAATAAAGGTATTTGGGCAACGGCTAGTAATGTATCAACAATAGGTTCAAATCCAGTATTAGCAAGTTCTCAATCCATTTCGTTAAGCGGTGTTGCTTTGGTTGGTAATAATCTTAGCGAATATACGGCAACGGCAAGCACGGCAAGAAATAGTATAAGTGCAGCAAAAAGCGGTATTAATACCGATATAACTAGTATAACTTTAGACCAAACTGGCTTAAATGTTAAAAGTGCTTCAAGTAATACATTAACTATTAAACCAAACGAAACTCTTACCGCTAATAGAACATTAAACATTATAACAGGCGATGAAGACCGTACTCTTAATTTATCTACTATAAATGCTAATAATGGTTTAATACAGCTTGATTCAAGCGGTAATTTTGTACAAAATACAGATAAAATTAGTGAGGGCTCTACCAATTTATTTTTTACCGTTGGTCGGGTTTTAGCTTCTGTATTAACAGGTTTTGCAGTAGCAGGTACTAGAAGTGCGATAACAGCAAGCGATACAGTTTTATCTGCTTTCGGTAAATGTCAAAAATATTTTAATGATTTACTAACTAATTTTAATGGTGCAAGTCAATTAGTACAACTTGATTCAAATACAAAATTGCCGGCAGTTGACGGATCTGCTTTAACTAACTTAAATGCTACAAATATTATAACTGGCACTATAGGCGGTGCAAGACTTCCAAACCCACAATCTGCAATTTTAGGCGGTGTGAAATCTGCTACTGCTCCAAGTAATCAATTTCAAAGGGGAATTGATACAAATGGAAATTTACTATTTGCGCAACCTAGTTTTAGTAATATTAGCGGTACTTTCAATATAAACCAAGCCCCTACTAATTTAGTAAAAGTAAAAGCCTACAATATCTCTGGTCAAGGAATATCTGACAGTAGCACAACAACTGTTGATTTATGGACTGAAATATATGATACTCAAAATATGTTTTATGCTTCAGATGGTGTATTTTTAGCTACTAGACCGTTAAAATGTACAGTATCTGGTGCTATTAGATTTACATCAAAAGCTATACCTAGTAATTCAAGAGTGCAACTGCAAATAACCAAAAGTATAGCATATACCGTAACATTATCAAGGTCAGGAACGACGGCAACCGGAACAACTCCTACGCCTCATGGTTATGTAGTAAATGATCGTGTTAGAATATTTAATTCCTCAAACTCTGCTTTTAGTGATTGGTGGACTATAACTGCAGTTCCAACAACAACAACATTTAGATTTACGACTGGTACTTCAGGTACTTTAACTGGGGTGACTGGCTATGTAACAAAATTTACTTATACTGACCCTCTAACCAATGTTTCTGGGGCAGGATATACAGGTTCGCCTAGCATTGTACTCCCAGCGACATATTACGAACTAAATACAAATGACACAATATTCTTCTGTGTGTTTCATGACACAGGTAGTGCGTGGAATTTGTTTTCTGGTATTCAAGGAAATTTATTTAATTTAATAGAAGAATTATAGTATTACATTATGATATATTTAGTTAGAACAATTGAAAAAGTATTTTTAACAACTTCAGAGAGAAGTTTTTTATCTTATAAAGAATGCTATCCTGAGAGTAGAGAGCTTACAACGGAGGAGCAAGCTTTATTAGATATAAATTTATTAGATGTAAGTGATTATAGCATTAGTTATGATAACGACATTCTTAATATATCATTGGGGTTGGCAAGCCAAAAAAAACTCAAAATTATGCAACTCAATTCTTTATATGAACTTGCTCAAGTTGTAAAATTTGAAAACAGTATAACATTTTATTTGGGTTTAAAACGTACAACTGGTCTTGATGATATCAGGGTTGCAGTTTCAAAAGCACAACAAGATGGAATAGCACTTGTTCAAGTAACGGCAATAGATAATCAAGTTTATAAAACTCTTTGTATATATCCTATATTAAAAAAAATACAAGATTTAATTGATTTACCAGTATCTCAAACAAATTGGGCTGAATATGATTTTATAACAAAACTTATTAATAAAGTAACGACTCAAGCAGAGTTAGAGGCAATAAGGCAGCCAAATTTGATTAATAATACTGTGATTAATATTAATCAAATTTGTGAAGAAATATACAATAATATTAGCACATCAATACAAAATAAACAATGGCTTGAAGAAAAAAGAACTATTGTTAATAATGAAGCACATTATAATATTTTTACATTAGTAGAGTAAATAATGCCTTATACCATTTTCAATTTGGATAAAAATGAGTTTATCAAAAACATAAAACAAGGCGATATGTTAGGATTTTATACCAATAAACCATTCGCTATTTTTAGTAAACTAATTCAATTTTTTGGTGGTAATTTAAAAATGGACCATGTAGCTTTGGTTGCGGAGGTAAAAAATAATGAAGCTATTGTAGTTATTGATAGTATCCTAAAAATAGATAATAGAAAGTGGTATACTTATTTTGCAAAAATTGGTGGTATAAGAACTAAGCTACTGACTTTAGACAACGGTAAAACAAGCTTATTTGAATATTGTAAGCAAAACAAAAAAGATTTACTATACATACCAATTAATAGAAAGCTTTCTAGTCATGAAACAAGACTTGCAACAATAGATTTAAATGAAGTACAAAAATTTAATTATAGATACTCAATTTGGCTTGCTATTGCTAGCGAAATCATACCCAAATCTTTATTGCAAAGATTTTTTAAAAAATTACCAAAAACAAATAAAGTATTTTGTAGCTTGTTTATTGCAAAACATTACTTAAAAATTGGCTTAATAACTCAAAAAGAATTTGATAAAAATCCTTTGCCAAGTCCAGAGCAATTATTAAGCTTACCCTGTTTTGTAAAAGATAGTAATTGCACTATAGTAAAAAAAATTGTCATTTAATGTTTATGGTAAAGGTGTTATATTTTTTATTCGAAGTGTACAAATGGTGCAGGCTAAATAATATCAAGACATTGAATACAAACTTGTTTATTTCTATCTTGTTTATTACTAGCGGTTTGTGTATTATATGGGGTTATAGTAAGGTTATTGCAGATAAAAACTGCGTAGTGGATAAAAATATTGTCTTGCACAAAACTCTTGATCAAAAAAATAAAATTACTTTTGTTTTATCTGCCTTGCATGATAGATATTGCAAAAATAATAATTGCTACGTTTTAGGCGTACATGTAAATCCTTACAATGAGACTTTAAACGTATACTCTGGTTACATGACATTTAAACCGACACATTTTAAAGATTCTATTTCTGTTGATATTTCTTCTTTAGATAAAAAATATTGTGAGCGTGCAAACTGTACCATACTACCATTATCAAGCAAAGACTATATATGGCTTGAAACAAGACTTGCAAAGTCTCAGGAGTGGAATACAATTACAGTTTCGGAGCTTGTTGAAAAACAAAGCTTTAATTTAATTTTAGAAAATTTAATGGATAACAAAATTATAGGTTATAAAGCAATTGCCATTAAAGACCCTATTGAAAATAAAATTGTTTGGATTACGGCAATTGCATACCATGGTACTACCTTTGCAGAAAGCAACTGTAATAATAAGTGTAAAAATGATTTTGAACGTGATTTAATTTTGTTTAATGATTTGATTTCTAAAGATTTAACAAGTTTAATAGTAAACTAAGGTAAGTCTTGAGGAAATAAATGCGTAACATCAATTAACTTTTCTCTTATTGGCTTCGGTTTAATTATAACAGATTTATCAATTGTAATAAATACATTATACTCCCTTTTTCTACGAGCAACTAGCTCTTTTGAATATTTTGTATAAATATTTTTGATAAATAATTTGTGTATTTTTGCGTTATTCTGAGCTATTTTGGGTTTAATTAATTCTTGATATAATTCCGATTGCAAAAGGCGGGTTTTGCCTCTGTTATAAGTATAAGATATTAACGCCGCTTTTTGATATTTACTTAAATGGTTTAATTTATTTTGATTAATAAAATGCAATAAGTTATATGCTTTTAAATTTAAAGCAGACAAAGCTTGTTCTTTTGTTACTGTTTTATATTTTTCAGCAAGGTCATGATCTCCATAACCAATTGCATAACCATTATTGTCCCAGTATCTTTTTTCGGTAAAGCCCTCTAATCTTACAAGCAATGGAATAGCAATTTTAATAATCTCATGCTTTTCTTTTTGAATAGATTGCTTGCTCTGCAACTTGGCAAATGCAGAGCAAGGCGTAAATATAATATAAAATAAAATAATATAAAACATCACCATATTACTCAACAGTAATAACTTTTGCAAAAAGCTCAATTGTTTCATCATTGCAAGTATATAATGCGTGATTTTGATCTTCGATAACCAATTTACATTCAGAAGCTTCTGAGTATGTTGACCAACCTAAAATAAAACCTACAATACAAATTGCAAGAATTAAACCTTTAAAAAAAATAGACATAAAAAAATAAATAAATATGTACTGTAATTATAAAGTAAATATTTATAATTGTCAAGATATATTTTTATAAGCGTTTCTATAAGATTATAAAAGGGATTTATATTGATTAAAGAAATTTTGCTATTAAATCAAATGTAGTAGGATATTCCGCCATACATAAATCATATATAGCTTGTACACATTCCCTTGTCTCTTGTTGAGCGTCAGGTTTTAATCTTAAATTGCATATTCTCACAAAATCTTGTAGTGAACCAGTCCACACAAACTCGGTATAAGTTGAAAGTGGTAAAATTGTCCGCGCTTGCTCTGCACACATTCCGTTTTCTACATTATTTTTATACCAGTCATTTATTATTAATAAAATATCGTGATAATCTAAATATTTATGATTAAGTGTAGCCCATTTTTCTGCAATAGACGTATATGGTATACTGCCCTGTTTATTACTAAAGCTTTGTTTCCTCCATTTTTTAGGTTGCCAAAATTCAGGGTCTGTTTTAACATAACGTCCAGATTTTTCATTTTTAACCATTCCTATTTGATGTTTATCTAGTTGCCTAACAACAAAAATAGGGGCTTTTATTCTAAACTGCATATATGGTATTCTTGACATTTTACCAATACCATATTCTTTAATAAGCTCTAATAATTCTTTATCATTTGGATTGTTAATAATAGCATGCGGAGGTAATTTGTCTTTGATCTGGTTATAAGAATACAAACTAAACCTTACATATCTATCCGCAATTTCTATACCGGCAAAAAGTAATTTATCATAGTAACCCATTAACTCTTGTATATCATCATCAAAGGCAAATAAACATATTACTTGCGGATGAGCAAAAGGAGTCCAGTGGTTATGATCTTTTAAATATTGTATAAGTTTTTTATCCGTATCATCTAAATTAGCTTTCCATTTACCGAAACTTACCCTTGCTGCGTTTACAATTCCCAACTCTCCACTAAGTTCAATTCTTTGTATTTTCATACCATTTATTAATACCAATAACATCTATATTTTTCATATTTTGAATTTTATTAATGTATCTAATCATTCTTCTTTATCTGCAAAATTACAAAGTTTTCTTTCTATAGTATTAATCATATAATCTAAATAAAAGGTAATCACACCCATCCTCCGTTTTATACCAATAGTCTCCGTTTTCGTAAGAAAAACACCATATAGCCCTTTTACCCTCTAGTAGATCAACTCCATTTCTAATGAGGTGATAATACTCACCCTCTGTTTTATATCCATAGTCTCCGTTGGAGTAAGAATAATACGTTGAAAGTTTTTGAGCTTCTTCTCTTGTTAGTACTGTCATAATATAAATAAATAATCTAAGTCTTTTTCTACATAATGGGAATTTTTACATAAATTTTGTTACAATTTCTTTATCCAAGGATTGCTTCATAGAATCTGCTTTAGCCAAAAAATCTTTGGTATTATGCTCGTAAGTTATAATATTATTCTCAATTTTTGGCTCAGCAAAATTGAGTTTATGTTTCTGTGTAAATTTTTGACTACGAGTATTATTGGTAAGAATTTTTGACACAATTTTTCCATCGGGGTTTAGGGTATCTTGGTTATCTGTTAATTCCTCTAATGCTAGTCTCATCGCTATACAACCAATGCCCTTTTGTATATTATCTGTACAATTTTGTTTTGTTAAATGTATTCCCCTTTGTACCTGATCTATTTGATTATTATTAACTTTTTCTATAATCCATCCTACATTACCTACGATGTTATCCGAGGTATTATAAATTTTATTATATCCAATTTTAGCGTCTTGTTGTTTTTCAAAAAGTTTTGTATAAATACTTTGTAAAACCTCGTTATTTTGTTGATTTGTAAAAAATAATTTAACTGCTTTTTTATCTTGTAAATCAATTTTATTTAACCCGGGTATTGCATTTTGTAAAGTAGTATACTCTATATTATCAATCATGATATTTTTAAAAATAGTATAATCACTTTCAGATTTAGGATTATATTTAACAAGCTTAAATGCTTTATTACAAAAGTTTAATATCGTTTTTTGCATAATTAATAAAATAATTTATTTTTCCTCTATATCTAAATACTCTATATCGTCTGAGTCATTTGTAATAATTTGCTCAATCTGAGATAAAATATCAGCGTCTTTAATATAAGCTAAGTCTCCATTCATAATAAAAATTAAAAATATATCTATACATTAAAACAGTACTTTATATATGTCAATATTTAGTAGTAAGTTAATTAATCTTGACTTATATTATGTACAACCGACATTGATTGCAAGTGATACTCCTCTTCTTCGGTATAAAATACTTTCAACTTTTTATTTAATATACTTTTCTCGTTAGGTTTTAGTTGTATAGCTTGTGATATAATTTTTGCTTCCTCAATAGCTTTGTTGTAATCTTGAGCTTTACTTGTAATAGACTCAAATGCTACATCAACAACGTTAGATATTTCTTTATTTTTCTCCTCTGGAATGTGTGAATAGTCATTTTGATATACGTTTAACCCTATACCAGTTCTTGCAATAGCTTTGGTTATACATCTTTGTATAGTATTATTGATGTCAGCAATATTAAAAGCATAAACTTTAATAGTTTTAGGGCCATTTTTTGTACTTTTAGTATAATTATAATCTACTAATTTTTGCACTTCATTAGTATGGTCTAAAATTGCCAAAGGTTCTATAAAATTCCACCAATGTTTATTATCAAAATAATCTTGTTTTGAGTCGTATAAAAATAACTCTACTCTTACCTCGTATCCTATTGTGTCATTGCCAAAGTATTTGTTACCGTTACTATCTTGTAATATAACAATTTTATGATATGGGTACGTTGTTATAAATTTTTCCCATGTATATGACCAAGAGCTGTATGATAATATTATACCCCCTTGTTGTTTTTGAGAAATATTGTCTTTTCCAAATGGTAATATTGTAAAATTTGTGTTATTCATATAATCTAAATAAATAAAGTAATTAATGATTTTTTCTCTTCAAGTTGTAATACTTGATATTGTTCAAATGCTTTCAAAGAAGCTGGTAACATTTCGTTTTTATATTTAATCATTTCTATTTCGTGTCGTTCTTTGCTTTGCGCTACTTTAATGGCATCAATTATTTTTTGCTCGGTAATGTAGTTTTGCGTTATAAGGTAATGAAATGAAAGTAGGTTTATATCCGAGGGGTTTATATTACCTTCAAGCTTAATATCTTGACTAAAATAAGTATTGTGTATTGACGCTTGCAAACTTTCTTTTATATTAAGCTTTAGCATACAAACATAATAATACAAACCGTTATAATATATTTTTAATTCTATAGGCTTGATTGATATTATACTATATACATACGTATTGTTGTTTTGCTCGTTCATAAAAATAATACTAAAAATCAAAATTTTCTACTTTAGCCATAATACTTTGTATTTTGACTTTGTCTTCTTGGTAATATTTAAGCAAACTACCTAAAGCTTCTTGTAATGTTTTGATATATTCCTCGTTGCGGTATACCCTTTTACAGAACAAAGGCAAAAATTCATTATAAGAAATAAAGTCAACCCATTGTCTACCAGTCAACATTAAGCCACCCTGTATTTGTGCAATATATTCAAGAGGTATTTCATCCTCAAGTAAAATTGCGCCATGTTTTGCAAAACGTGGACATTTTATTTCTATAATTCCATCACTACCAACAAAGCCATCTGGGCTATAACCAAACAAACCATCCGCGGAAGATACAAAACCTATTATTTCAACTTTTGTATTATATATTGCTTCATACGTTTCTCTTGCTCTTGCTTCAAGTGCATTACCCCTTAACATGTCGTTACTATAAAACGGTAAATTTACTTCCTCCGTGTGAATATGATTTATTTCTTGTAAGGTTTTTAAATGTAATATTGCTTTTTCACGAGCAAAACTTGCAAGCGTTTTATCTGAAGACACTTTTTGTGTTTTTTCTGTAATAATATTTTTGAACTCGCTAGCGGTTATTAAACATTTATGCCTTAATTCTAACCATTCGTCTGTTCCTTGAGTAATATCTTTGTATATAATATTTTCCATAATAATATTATTCTTACACTCTATAAAGTGATCACCCCCACCCTCTATTTGATATCCATAGTCTCCGTTGTCGTAAGAATAACACGATATAGCTTTTTTACCCTCTAGTAAATCGATACCATTTCTAATAAG